GTAATGATCAGGTAGTGCTCGACGCGGCGCGCGCCGAGGGAACGAGGCTGGAGCGGCAGCGCGTGAGTGAAATCACGTCGCTGGGCACCAGTTTCAAGTTGGAGAAGCTCGCAGCTTCTCTGGTGACGGCGGGAGTCTCGATCGAGGACGCGAAGTTGCGGTTCGGTGGGGCTTCCGAGATCCGAACGATTGGAACACCAATGTTGAAGTACGGCGTTCCACAGCAGTTCATCGACGGGCTGATCGATCAAGGCGTGACGGTCGATGCAGCTCGCGCGAAGATCCAGGACGAGCTGGCAGCGCGGGCGAACCAGACTCGCGAGGGCCGCGAGTTCCAGCCGCGAAGCGAGGTTGTGATCACGCGCGACGCTAACGAAACGCGCCTCGCCTGCATGCAGGAAGCGCTGGTGCTGCGCTGCAATCCGCAGTTCTACATGCAGAAGCGGCGGTCGTTCGGGGGAGAGATGGAGTTTCTTCCGGGCGGCGGGTCCGAGATGCAGCGGCGCGCCGAGGAGATGGGCCGTGAGTACGTCGGCTTCTCGCTCCTGGAGATGGCGCGCGAGAGCCTGGAGCTGCGCGGCGTCAACACGCGTGGCATGGACAAGATGACCATCGCAACCAAGGCGCTGATCCAGTACGACGGCAAGGTCGAGATCTTCGGCGGCGGTGCGGAGTCGACCAGCGACTTCCCGTCGATCCTGGCGAACGTCGCGAACAAAACGCTGCGCCAGTCTTATGAAGCCTATCCGCAGACGTTCAAGCCGTTCTGTCGTCAGGTGACCGCGCCGGACTTCAAACCGATCAACCGCGTGCAACTGTCGGATTCGCCCGCGTTGCGTCCGTTGAATGAAAAGGGCGAGTACACGCGCCTGACGCTCACCGACACGAATCAGAATTATTCACTCGCGACCTATGGGGTCGTGGCGCTGACCCGCAAGACGATCATCAACGACGACCTGCAGGCGTTCACGCGGATTCCGGCGGTGCTCGGTGTCGCGGCAGCGCGCAAGCAGTCGGACGTGGTCTGGGCCATCATCACCGGCAACCAGGTGATGCAAGTGGACAACACGGCGATGTTTGCGACCGCGCACAACAACCTGCTGACCGGCGCCAACAGTGCGCTGGCGCTTGGGGCGGGCAATCCGGTAACGGGCATCGCCGCCGGGCGCGTCGAGATGCGCACGCAGACTGGTCCGCAGGGCACCCCGCTGAATCTGATTCCGCGGTATCTGCTGGTTCCCGCCGCGCTCGAAACGCTGGCGCTGCAACTGATCTACCCGATCCAGTTAGCCGCCAACCAGATCACCGGCGTGGTTCCCGAGTGGATTCAGGGACTGGTGCCGATCGTGGAACCGCGTCTTGACGTGAACAGCACGACCGCCTGGTACATGGTCGCCGATCCGACGCAGATCGACACCATCGAGTACTGCTTCCTCGAAGGGCAAGCGGGCGTGTACTTCGAAACGCGCCAAGGCTTCGAGGTTGATGGCATCGAAATGAAAGCGCGCATGGATTTCGCGGCTGCAGCGATCGATTATCGCGGGCTGCAGAAGAACGCTGGGAGCTAAAGAGGAGAGGAGAATTTAACATGAAAAACTACATTCAACGCGGAGAAACGGTCACCGTCACTGCACCCTACACGGTGCTCTCGGGCGGTGGCCTACTCGTCGCCGGGACCGGCCACATTTTCGGCGTGGCGGTCAACAACCAGAGCAGCGGCGACAGCACCGAGGTCCTGACCGAAGGGGTGTTCGATCTCGCCAAGGACACGAGTACCTTTGCCGAGGGCGATTACGTGTATTGGGACAACACTGTGAAGCTGTGCACCTCGACCACGACCAGCAATACAAAAATCGGTGTGGCTGCGCTGACCACGCCGAGTGGAGTGAATGCGCCCGGCGGTCTGTCGGGCGATCCCACCGTCCGCGTAAGGCTGAACCAGTCCTTCTAATCATGTCGGACTGGTCCACAATCGACGCGGCGGCGACCGCCGTCATGCAGCGGACGTTCGGGGAGCCAGTCGTTTATCAACCGGTCGAGTCCGGTGCTGCGGTTGGCTCGCCGTTGACGATCACGGCGATTCGCCATGCCCGTGAGCGCGAGGAGTCGGGCGCGACAGCGGGCTTCGAAGAGATTTCGGTGAACCCATCCGACTTTTCGAATCCGCCGGCGAAGGGCGATTGGGTGACCGCCTGGGGCACGCAATATGTGGTGACGACGCTGCGCCAGCCCGACGCCTACGGCATGACCGCCGTCACCCTTCTTAAACGTACGTGATCAATCCGAAAACGATACTCGGCGAGTGGGTGACCGCGCTTCGATCCTGCCCGGACTTGGTCACCGCGATCGGCGGCAACTCGGAAAACATCTGGGCGTTCATGGAAGGGCTCGCTGATCACAACAATCTTCGGCTGGCCATTCTTCAGATGCTGCCAGGCTCAATCCTGGTCGCGTGGAACGGAACCACTCCGCGGCGACTGACCGGCGGTGCGCTGCACTTCGCGCATCGCTTCTCAATCTATCTGCGGGCGCCGGAGCAGAACTCGACCGCCACGTATGCCGATCTGTTCTGGCTGATGGTGAGCGCGATACCAACGGGTGCTCCCTCGTGGTCATCGCTCTTGCATTTCCAGATCGACCCCGACTGCTACCCAATGGACCTGGATCTTCCCTCCGCGCAGCGAAACACGGTGGTGGTGAGCGCGGACGGCGCGACGCTCGATTATTTCGAAGTGCAGGCAACGCTGGTCGAGCAAAACAATCCCGGTGGGGAATGAAGGAGAACGTTATGGACTGGGTGTTCATGGAATCGCCGACGGGCGAAGTAAAAGAAGTCGAGGCGACCGCCGCATCGCTCACGCCGCTTATGGTCGCGGGTTGGCGTCAGGTTCCCGCGCCGGCGGCCACGGGACCAAGACCGGCAGCTCCGGTTGAGGAGAAACAATAGCATGGCGAATATCAACGAATTAATGGAAGGCTGGGGCTTCGGAAAGCAGACCGCTATCGGGACGGCGAATGCGTCGGGGACGATCTGGCGTCACACCAACCTCAATACCAAGCCGTGGGCGAAGGTCCCGGTGAACGAGGATGACAGGGCGGAAAACGGCAAGGGCCACGAGTTCCCCACGCAGCTTTTCAGGTCGCATTACAACATGCCGACCTTCGAGATTTCGAAGTACGCATCGTCGGAGTTTCTCGCCTGGGCGATGTCCTTCTCGCTGGGCAACGTCACGTTGAGCGGCAGCGGTCCCTATACGTATGTCATTGTTCCGGCTCTGGGAGCCACGAACGCGACTGGCCTCGAGTTGCCGTACTTCTCCTTCGTGCAGCAGATCCGGCCCGGCGGCTCGGCGGTGCTCGATGAAATGCTGGTGGGCTGCGCCGTCAAGTCCTGGAAGCTGTCGATCAAGAACTCGCCGGGCCGCGCCAGCGCGATGTGCTCGGCGGAATGCGTGACGACTGGCCAGTACACTTCGCCCAGCGGCATCACGCTTCCAGCCGTTTTCACGCCGCATGAATTTAATGCGGGGATGATCAGCGCCCTGACCTTCAATGGCATAAACTACCTCTCGGGCGGCAGCGCGAAGCAGTTCGTGTCCATGGACGCCTCTTGGGAGAACAACTTCCGCCCTGGTTTCTTTCCCGGCTCCGGCTCTCAGGATGGCTACCAGATCCAGGGACGCTTCGAATGGGGCGACCGCGTCTTCGCGGTGCAGTTTGTGGTGCGCGTCCAGTATGGATCGACCGAGTATTCGAACCTGATCAACCTGACCACCGGGACCGCCACGGTCACCGTGACCCGCGACGCCAACAACTCGTTCACGATGCTCATCCAGAAGATGGGCTTCAACGTCGCCGAGCTTGGCAACACCGATGGAATCGTGACGCTCCAGATCACCGGCGTGCAACTCTACGACCCCACGAACGGCCTGGTCACGATGACGATTGTGACGCCGCAAACCGGCATCTGCCAGTAGGAGGCTTGAATGGAAACCGAAAAGAAAGCAGGCTTCGATGCGTCGAAGCCGTTTGTAGTGCCGATCCTTTCGGGCGGCGAGAAGAGTTGCGAGGTGCGCTTTCCCTCGGACGAGGAGTGGTGCGCCTGGGCGCGTGCGCAGCGCACCGTGCGGCACTTTCTCGGTCGCGGCAAATCCCATAGCGAGGATGTAGATCTGCCGAAGATCAATGCCGAACTGTTCGCCAAGATCCGCATCGACAAGGACGGTCCTGAGTTTGACGATGCCGAAGCCGGCATGGTGATCGGCCGCATCGAGCGCTGTGCCGTGGCAAGCGTGGAGCGCGAAGGGATCAACTATAGGATCGAGATGAAAGTTCCGGGCACCCGCGTGGTTCACGTGCTGCGGATGCCGACCGCCAAGGAGATGCAGGAGCACGAGAGGGCTTCGATGAGCGTGGTCGCCGCGCGGCGCTCTGTCGAGACGCGGGCATTCCTGGAGCCGAGTGGCGCGCTCTATGACAAGCTGCACATCTCGCACGATGGCTACGCCGGTGCGGTGCCGATCGTGCACAAGTCGGCCGCAGTGTCCGAGGTCATCGCGCAACTGGCGATCGAGGCCGACGAAGACCCGGAATAGCCGCGCCCGGCGACTGGCCGGAAGAGCCGGGCGTTCGTTTCCTAATCCGGTCGGTGCTGCAGCAGGGCGGGCTGTGCGCGCGTGAAGAGGATTGCCCCGACCGCGTCTTCCGTTGCCGGAAATGCGGATACTCGTCGCAGACGGAACTGGATGGCTGCCCCGCCTGCGGCGCGGATTGGAGGGCCATCGACGTCAGCCACGGGCCGGGCTGTCCGAAGAACCGGCTCGAAGAGGCGATGGACACGCCCGATGGCGCTCTTGTTCGCCGCTGCTTCCGCATTCTGAATGCGAAGAACATCGGACTGACGATCACGCTGGCTGACATCACGGAAGAGGAGTTCCGGGTGCTGGAGTTGATCGAGGCCGAGCGACAGGCGCAGATCAACAATGGGGACGGCGGCAACAGGAGTTCGCGGTAGCGGGTCAGTCGAGAAACGGCGGTGTCTCGACAATCGCGTAGGGTCTTCTGAAGTTCGTCGCTATTTTCTTGCCACTGCTCTTCAGCCGCAAGTCCTGTGGCGAGTGACCTTTGATCTTCCGCAACGCTTTAACGGAGTAGCTCGTGGTCTTGCCTTCGATTTCAGGCTGCTTAGTGAGGATTCCCCAATAAAGCAATCGCTCGCAGTTCGTTGCGTCCCCGAACACCACGAGCATTGTCTTGCCCTCGACATCCGCCTTACTCCACAGAGCGCAGCCAGTCCTCCAGACCTTCGCTTCAGAAAAAAGGATGGCCCTGCTACTACGCGCTGCCTTTGCGAGTTTGTCTGGATGCGCGATCGTGTAGATGCTGAACTTGAAGCGTTCCCGTGGCATTATGATCTCCCCTGCGGTTCAGTGTGCCAACCATCTAAACAGGATATCCCGGACCGGAAGTGCCTCGGAATCCGATTGGCACACCAGGGGCTCCGCACCAGATTGTTTCTTTCATAACGAATCGCAGATAGTCTATGGCGAGATTCCAAACGGTTCTCAAACGCGCCCGCTTTGTCTACTCGCCTTACACCGCGACCGAGATGCAGGGATTCGCGCAGGTCTTAGCCGATTCGATTCGGTCGCGCATCCAGGGCGGACAAAATATCTACGACCAGGCGGCGGCGCCGCTGAAGCCTGGACTGTCGGGCCGGCGGGGGTACCCAGACTACAAATCCGCGCGAGGTCTCCAGCCCATCCGCGACTGGACCTGGAGCGGGC